TGAATCGACAAAGCCTACACAGACAGTAGCGTCGGCGACGCGAAGTGTAAAACAAAGTCGCAAAACTATCAGTCTCACCCCTTCTGAAGTTGCTATCGCCAAAAAATTAGGAGTGTCATTAGAAGATTATGCAAAACAAAAAAAACACATGAAGGAGGTTTAAGCATATGGAAAACGATAAAATGAAGACCCCTCGTGCGAGTCAGTCTAGAGTTTCTGATAAGAGACCTACAACCTGGACTCCCCCGTCATCTTTAGATGCACCCGCTGCGCCTGATGGTTTCAGACACAGATGGATAAGAACTGAAGTTTTAGGCATGGACGATACAAAGAACATGTCAGGTAAACTTAGATCTGGATGGGAACTCGTAAGAGGTGATGAATACCCAGATCAAACTTATGCAACTGTTAAAGAAGGTAAATACGCAGGAGTGATCGGAGTAGGCGGCCTTGTGCTGGCAAGGATACCGGAAGAGCTCGCTAAATCTAGAGAAGCTTATTTTAATAAGCAGACTCAAGATAGAGAACAAGCAGTAAATAACGATCTCATGAAGGAACAGCACCCAAGTATGCCGATCGATAGTGATCGACAGAGTCGCGTAACTTTTTGTGGTACTAAAAAGTAATTTTTTAGCAATACCAACTACCGCGATACTAAATATAAACTAAACTAAGGAGTAAATAATATGGCTAATAAAGATGCCGCTTTCGGTTTGAAAGCAATTGGTAAAGTTGGTCAGAATAGAGACAACCAAGGTTTAAGTGAATATAGTATTGCAGCTTCTGCGACAGCTATTTATCAATGGGATCCAGTTGAAATGTTAGACACTGGTACAATTGGTGTAGCGGCAGCGGGAGACGTTTTATTAGGTTCACTAAACGGTGTATTCTATACTGACGCTTCTACAAGCAAACCTACATGGGCTAATCACCTAGAAGCTTCTAACACTGCAACAGACATTGTTGGATTCGTAGCTGATGACCCTTATGAAAGGTTTGAAGTACAATCAGACAACACAGGTGCTTCTGCACAAACTGATGTTGGTAACTGTGCTGACATTGTATACGCAGCAGGTTCATCTCCAAACTACATCTCAAGTGTAGAATTGGATGATTCAACTCTTGCAGCAACTACAGCGCAGTTGAAAATCGTTGGAGTGTCTAAAGATCCTGATAATTCAGATTTAACTGCAGCTAATGTTAACTGGGTTGTTACGATCAATGAGCACTTCTTGAAACAAACAGCCGGAATCTAATAGAGGAGGATAATTATGGCGATAAGTAGAGGACAACTAGTTAAAGAACTAGAGCCAGGTTTGAATGCTTTATTCGGTCTGGAGTATAAACGTTATGAGAATCAGCATGCTGAGATATACACTACTGAGTCTTCAGACAGAGCGTTTGAAGAAGAAGTTATGTTATCAGGTTTCGCTCAAGCTCAAGTTAAACCAGAAGGTTCAGGTGTTTCTTTTGACAATGCTCAAGAGACTTACACTGCAAGATATACACACGAAACTGTGGCTCTTGCCTTCTCAATAACTGAAGAAGCTATCGAGGATAACTTGTATGACAGACTTGCTAGTAGATATACAAAAGCATTAGCTAGATCTATGGCGAACACAAAACAAGTTAAAGCAGTAAACCCTTTAATTCAGGGTCTACCTACTACTGATAACTTCGATTCAGGTGATGGTGTTTCATTATTTAACACTGCTCACCCAACAATCGCTGGTACAGTAGCTAACACTTTAGCAACACAAGCTGACTTAAACGAAACTTCGTTAGAGCAGTCGTTAATTGATATTGCGGCTATGACTGACGAAAGAGGTTTAAAAATTGCAGCAAGAGGAGTAAAAATGATTATTCCTTCTGAGCTACAATTCACAGCTGAGAGATTGATGATGTCTCAAGGTAGAGTTGCTACTGCTGATAATGACATCAATGCAATTGTGTCAATGGGAATGATTCCTCAAGGTTACAGAGTGAACAATTTCTTAACTGACCCAGATGCGTTCTATATTATCACAGACGTGCCAAATGGTATGAAGTACTTTGAAAGAGCAGCAATTAAAACTGCTATGGAAGGTGACTTCGATACTGGCAACGTAAGATACAAAGCTAGAGAAAGATACTCATTTGGTGTATCTGACTTCAGAGGTATCTTCGGCGTTGAAG